GGATAAACAGGCCGAGGAAATCGTGTCCCAGTTCAATCTTAGGGTAGCCCAGGCGTTAGCCTGTGGAAAAGGTCAGGTAAAAGTGGGCACCGCCACCAAGGAAGCACATCAGGAATTTCTCGCCATTAACTCAGGAGATTCTTCCGCCATATCCACGGGGTTCCAACGGTTGGATTTTTGTCTCAGTGGCGGATTCCAGCCGGGTAAGCTGTATGTGCTAGCCGCAAGACCCGGAGTGGGTAAGTCAGGATTAGCGATTCATTTCTCTCATGAGATAGCCAAAAGGGGATACCGGGCAAGCTACGCATCCCTGGAGATGAGTGCGGCTGAATGTTCAGGACGGTTACTCTCCCGCGAAAGCGGGGTTCCCCGTCCGCGCATGAAGGGGGATCTGCTCCCCGCTCATCAGACTAAGCTCGAAGATGCCACAAAAGGGATGCAAAACTGGCCCATAACTTTTAAGGATGATAATCAGGCCACCCTGGATTCAATCCGCGCCTTTCTCGCTCAGGAGCGAGTGAAAGGAGATGTGGGGTTGGCGGTGATTGATTATTTACAACTCGTCAGCGCACCCGGCTATGAATCAAGAGTTCAGGAAATCACCGCCATTTCCCGAAGTCTTAAACAGATCAGCATGCAATTGCAGATTCCCATCCTCGCCCTTTCGCAATTATCAAGACAATGCGAGATTAATAACCGAAAGCCCATACTCTCCGATCTTAGGGATTCCGGGTCCATCGAACAGGATGCGGATTGCGTGTTTCTCCTTTCCGTGGATGAAAAGGTGGATGATAATAAGGACCGCATCCATTTACATCTCGCGAAAAACCGGGGCGGTGAAACCGACCAATCGCTCACGCTGGGTTTTGAGAAGAGCCTGGGGAGATGGACTACACGATTGGGTCCGTCCAAGACTTGGTAGACCAATGACTACAGATAGCTCTATTTTCGCCGAGAAGGGGTCTAATCGTGCTTTTTATCTTTTACGAGGGTAAAGACTCATGTTTGCATATAAAAGCCTTTTTTAGGGGGTACGGGGTTATTCGCATTTCTCCTTTCTCTTCTTTCCAAGATCGGCAATAAGTTTATCAAAAGCAGGTGAACCCTTTCCGCTTCCACCCGTGTGCTGATACCCAGTTAACTCAATATTTCCATTTTCGTAAGCACCATCCGCTTCAAAGCTAATAAATTCCCCAAGTCCTTCAAAGCGGTTTTTGTTAGTCCGGAAAACGAAACTGATTAGACCCGCTTGAGCCAACTGCTCAATCAATGGCAGATATCTTTCAGTAAGTTTTTCTGATAACTCATTCCTGCGACCCCATTCGGGTGCATCACATGCCTCTCCTTCGTCAACTTCCATCCATCTCTCAAGCAACATATTTAGCTTTTTACATTCTTGTAATTCTTTATCTTCACTCATCGCATTTCTCCTTTCATATTCTTTCTCTTTTGCCTGCGTTTTTTTGATTCAGCAATCTGCTTCCTCAATGAGGGTGATGGCGATTTTGTAGGGTCAATATTCCAACTTTCTGTAATAGAACCGAAGCAATCATATCTTCTTACGCCCGTCAGGTTGTTATTTTTGTCAAAGCGTTTGATCTTATAAACTTCAAACCTTTGGTCAGATTCGCTTCTTAGCTTTGCACACACATATTCATGGCAATCATATTGCCAAGTATCAAAAGCAATATGAAAACTTTTTGCTTTTGTTTCCCATGTATCTTTTCTTGAAATAACTCCATTCGCTTGAATTTTTCTCCAACTAACAAAATAAGTTTCAATCTCTCTTGGATCGCGTGCAAGTTCTTCAATTGCTTCGTCAATAGTTATTTCTTTCATATCAATTTATGCCAAGGTTTTATTGTTAATAGTTCGCTCTTGATTGCATCAAGTGCTTTTTGTCTTGTTACCCATCGAGTGCGACCCTCTTCGTCCTTCATTTCATTGCCATCGCAATCTCGTACAGCAAACAGATAACAGGCTTTAACCTCTTTGCATTCAGTTCTCACAATTTCCATATTTCCTTTTTGGTATTTTGTCACTTCATTTATCAAGTCAATGGCATATTCTAAAATGTCTTGTGGATGCAACATTTCCTCGTCACATTGACAATTAGCGCCCTCATGAGACAACGGGATTAATTCGGAATCTTTGAGTAGTTGTATTTGTTGTTTTAAGTCTAGTAATGATATTCTTATCTCTTTTATTTTCATAGTATTTATTTTTAATTGATTTGTTTTGTCTTTCTCTTTTGCCAAGCTTCAACCGCCCTGGGCGCGAACCTCATCACCAAAAAGATGACAAGGCCCAACGCCAGGCGCGCTATGGTGTCGGACTCGTTTTTACTGCTCACTACCGTATCTCCTTGTCTATGCATTTATCAAAAGCGCGTTGAGCAGGTTTACTTATACATCTTACATGAACTGCATTTCTTTCCCACTCTCCCGTTCTATAATCTTGATTCATGTCACAAGGATAGAAGTTTTCGCAATCGTGATAATCTATTGAGCCAAGTGAATCAACATGATCAAGCGCTTCACGCAAAGTGCATTTCTCTCCCTCGAAAACAAAGCCATCCTCTATCTCCTCGCCCTCTTGGGTGTACTTCTCAAATGTTTTTGAAACTATATACAACTTCATCCCTCACCCCCATCTACCTCTTCGCAATGATTAACATTAAAGTCGCAATCGCGTAGCGTTTCATAGCAATCCAATTCTCTTGCCAATTGCTCTGCTTCCTCTTGAGTTTCTGCTTCAATCTCAAAACTATTGTAAATCGTTACCTCGACCTTGTATTTCATCCCTCACCCCCGTCTACTTTGGCGAGAACCTCGCGCACCTTTGCAAGTTCATAGCTAGCGTCATATCCATCCTTGCCATCTATTGTTTCCATGCATTCCTCGAATAGCTTGCACATTTCGTACATCGCCGGAGCCGCCGCGATCAATCGCGCGTTAGCGTGTGCTTCTTTCTCTTGTATTTCTAGCTCCGCCAAGCGTTTTTCTGTAGATGCATCCTTCTTATCTATGTCAGCAACAGAATCCTGACTCCATCCCTCCACATGAGCGCGTGAACGCATTGCGGGAATGTCATCATAAAGTTCTGCTTGTGCGTTTAGGATATCGTTCTCATATGTGCGGATATCCGCGACAATATCGCTCCCGTCATCTCCGCCCCCTACCATGAGCGAATCCTCGACTCCATCAATGCATGATATTTGCCAAGGTCCTGGCGTGAATTTGGCGTGTTTCTTTTTTGTATCGTTCATGCTTAAAACTCCGCGTTTTGTTTGGTTTGATTTAATAGCGCGATAAGGTTCTCAATTTCTCGGACACTAGCGTTTGAAAAAACTTCCGCTAGTGTTTCGCATGTTTGTATCATCTCGCCATCACTCAAATGGCTTAATCCGTCGCTATCTGCGATTATTTGCTCAATTTCATCTTTCATAGTATTATTTCTTTCTTTGTTATTATAGGTTGAATGTTAGTTGCACTTTTTCGCGCTCTGTTAGGTTCACATGTGCGCGCTCTTTACGCTTATTACGCTTGATCGTTCCACGATCACTCGCCTTGCGCTCCCGTTTCTCTCTCGCTTTCCGCGCTCGTTCGCCCTCTTCAAAGGCTTCTTTAAGAGCTTGAGGGAATAGTTTAGATGCGTGGATCATGCTAGTTTCTCCTTTTTGCTTTAAGTGTTTGAATTGCGATCCAAGCGCCCACGATGAGCCATGGCGCTAAGATGATTATTGAAATGATGTAATGATCGTGCATCGTGTGTACCTTTCTGTGGTATTATAATGCTACAACGAATCCGCTTGAATCCTTCTTGGCATCTCCCTTTTCTACTAAGCCAATGACGCAACCTTGTGGATCATTGAAACGCAAGTCGGATTCATCTCCATCAATTACTTTTCTCTTTTCCCATTGCTTGGGTAATTCATTGCGGAATACCACCGCGACATTACCACCCATTGCCAAAACAAGACGAGCTTGCTGATCATTGGACTCACTCCGCGAAAAGGTTAGATGATAGTTTCTTGGCATCTCCCCGTTCAAATATTTTTCCATGCGTTTAAAGCCCTTTGTGTAGTCATAGAATTGCACATGAGGAAACTTCTCAAAGATGTTTTGTCCATCATTGCAACGAATGTTTTCCCAAGGTAAATCACTTGTAAGATTCAATCGGAAACATGGACGCAATCCCTTCTTCTCCGCACGCTTGCAAGCGCTTTCAATCTCTTTGATTAAGTTGCAAAGAAATCCCTGCTTATCCTCAAAAAATGAGCGCGTTTTATTGATCCGCGAATCTTGAATGTTTTTCATTTTACCGCGTCCGCTTGTATTCAAGCATGCCATGGCGCAACCTTGGGATGCCCATGCGCAAACATTGTACCCGCTTAGATTTGAAGGTGCGAAATGTATACCTTGTGTCATGTATCCGAACTTCTCACCTTTTACGATTTTAGCGTTACCGCTAGTTAATAGTTTCATAGTATTTTTCTTTCTTTCATATCCGCTTAATTGCGAATGTAAATCCCTCTATAAACTACAGATAACTGCAATGCAAGCAAAAAAAGCAAAAAAGTGTTTTATGATAAAAAGCGGTTGTGATCAAAGTTGATAAATAATTAGAAAGTACAAATCCGTAAAAAGATAAATATTGCAAGCATACAAATATACATTGCGTTTAAATACATTTCTACTCCCGATCTCATATCTGCTATACTCGTGTAAAGCAAATTGTGAAGAATGTGTGTAAGCCCAGCAAATTAGGTCCACGCAAACCAAGCAAACCCGCTTGCAATCTAGCATTTTTCCCCGCTTTCCTAGCTTGCAATTGCGTAAATCGTTGCTATTCAACGCTATCGTTTAGCATGTGACTAAAAATCACATGTTTTTTTACGCGATCTAGGCCACAGGGGGCGGGGGGGGTCTGGCGCCGTCTCGCGCTAATTCTGTATTATCATCACCACCCCGTATAATTTTTTCGCCATAGCGTTTTGGCGCCGCAGATCGAGCGGTATGGATTGTATACAGATGTATTACACGCTCTTAAACAGATCCCAGCCCTCGCGATATTTTTCGAGTTTACCCCGTGATTGTTGATTATGCGGATAGAGGGTGATACGCATGGTTTGATTAACATCGAGGCATGGGATTATATACCAAATGGGCATGGCTTCGACATAGGCGGCAAGAATATCAATTTTCGTACAGTCCAGGTGAATGTTTTTATCGGCACCTGATGCGGTGGTGATCATATAGCGACCAAGACCGCCCCGCGCGGAGTCCTTTGTTTTATCCTTGGTGCCCTTTATCTGGACTTTGAATACTTTACCCGCCTGATTCATAACGAGACAATCCTGGGGCAGATAATCGCCCAGCGGGGTGAATACTTCGAGATTACGGGCAAGGGCTTCGGTGAAGAATATTTGCTCGTATAGCGAGCCTTTACGCTTCATCGGTCACCTCTATGACCTTATCAGTGGAAGCTTCCTTGGGAAGGGAGTCTGTGGCTTGTTTTGCGCCTTTGAGGATGGATCTTACTTTATCGGGAGTCATATCGGATGCGCCGAGTTTAACATTGGCGGAAGCGGTGATATTGGTGGGTCTTCCGTTAATCGTCATAAGTTTGTCAAAGAGTACGGAAAGAGTGTAGGCGAGGTTCTGCGGCGGTATTTCGTCTAGTTTTTCATGGATAAGGTTG